CGCACAGCATCCAACGTGACAGTCACATTTTTGAACTCGCATTTGTTTTTGCCAGCTAAAGTACCATGGCAAAACTTCATAATCATATCATGATCAGCTAGGTTCTTGGTCATGTATCGGTATAATTCAAACTGACACACTCTCATGATTTCACGAATGAAGTGCGCCTCGTAGGCAGTGTAGTCAGTGTAAATATATTCTGCACCAGGCTGGAAAAGCTCGTCATTGATAACCATGGGCCTATCAACAACTGGTACGGTCTTAATGAACCATTTTAGACCGAATACCTTTTCAGAAATTGCAGCGACAACGGGGCCAATGAGACATTTGGCCATATCAACACGGGAATTTATCAACCGCGGATATTTGTACTCTGGATACGTCTCGTCTTTAATAAAAGATTTAACTGTAGATAACATAGCCTGAGTCACCCGCCAGGAATCTCGATTGGACCAGAGCTCCGCCAATTGCAACCTACGTTTCTCGGTGTAATCGGTAGAGTCCAACCACTGTTCCATGGTAGGCAAACTATCAGGATCCAATGGCAGAAGATTTCTCTTCAACCACAACTGGACATATCTACGAAATGATTTCAAATTAACACGGTCTGGTTCTGGAGTTTTAAATCCAAAACGCTTCACAACTCCGGCAACAAGACTCGGAGGGTAGCTGGGGTCAGGACGGGGTGGTGATATATTTGCAAAAACAGGCAGGTTAACAGACAATACAGTTCTAAAACCGTTATAGTCTGACCGTTTCAATCTAGATCTACTAATCCGTAAAGAATCCTTACACATTGGCAAAGCAGGATACTTTATTTCATGCATTCTATAGCCATACAAATACACCCGACCTGACAACAGCCCCTTTAAAAATCCTGGGGAGGTGTGAAAGGATCACCAGTTATTTGAGCACTGGCGACCCGAAATGTGTCGGCATAAACTGATTGCGCGGTAATCGCAAACCTAGGCAACAAGTCACAGATTCTATCATTATTCTCCAAAATCTTGGCCATTCGTTCCAACGCACGCTTCTTGTCATATTGATTCACGACAAGAGTGCGACGACCAATACTCTCAGAGTACATTCTAGCAGAAATCACAAGAGGCCTAAACTTCTTGTTGGCATCAGTTGCTAAACAACCTAACAAAAAGCCAACAGGAGAATCGGACCAACTCCAAAACTTAATAAAACCTGGGTCAAACGAAACGGCACTTCTACCATTCAGAAGCTGACACCAAACGAAAGGACGAAGAACAACCAATTTGTCATCTAATCGGACAGACAACTCTTTATCAACAGTAGGACGGTAGTCTTCATCAAAATCTCGAATGTCCCAAACCAAAGCGCGCAGCTGAACTCGAGTGATGTAAGAACAAACATCAACAGCTGTTTGAGCGACGATAGTGGAGGCGGCTAAAAACGCACCACCACTTAAGGAAACTCGTCCTGCGACAATACCACTGGCGAAACTCATTGCTCCAGCAGCATAGCCACAAGCCTTGGCCACGTCGAATTTGAAATTCACCTTTGAAGTCGGAATTTCGGAGATCAACAAGGAAGTCTCCCATCCTGTTAAATCAGCGGACAACACATTGCTGAACAGGGAAACGCCTTCACACCACGTCCTAGACGAAGGGGTAAACGAAGGAGGTAATAACATATTGAGGCCACATGGTCGGCCGCCCTCCAAAGCGTCAAAACTAGCAGAAAAAATATTATCCGGAACAATATCAAATACGGCTTCCATGTGTTGTGAACTCAACTTGGTTCGCAACTCCGTTAGCTTATCCTTCTCGCGCAGAAGGGTAGCCAACTTGTCTTCCTCAGCTTCCTTTGGCAGCTGATCAACAAGTTTGATATATTCTAACTTATCTCTAATACCTTGAATCTCATCAGCATACGGCGATACATGGCTTTTCTTCTCAAGCTCATTCCGCTCACTAAGGTATTCGAGATCGTCACGAATTTGTTCTAGACGATCAGCATAAGGAGAAACATGTCGTTGACCAACGAGTGTGTCACGTTTCAAAAGCAGTTGCAGGTGAACAACTTCACGCTTCAATTCGTAAATTTCCAAGTCCTTT